ATGCGCTGGCATTCACAGAAAAAAACGGATTCATTATTTTTTATTTAACTTTCGCAAACTTTTTGATTTGAGCTATTTTATTTTGCAATTCAGGTCTCCAATGACTGCGCCAACTTAGTCTCATCCATAATAGCTGAGCCCTCCATCCATACTTGATTAGAGTTGCTCGATGTTTGCCTCGTCTCAATCGTAATAGCTTGCGCCTATGCCCACCCCAATAGGCACCCCCACCGGTCATTACCCTACCCCTTGCTATATCTAGGATTGCGCCAGGTGATTCGTTGGAGTACCCGGTCTTGCTTTCTACCGTTGCAGCTTCGGCATAAGGACTGGAGGTTATTGATGTCATGATTGGGCTCGCCTTCCCCTGGAGGAACAATGTGATCGATTGTCCAATCCTCATTCATTAGCTCCTTCGCACACGAGGCACAGATCGGCTCCAAAACAGTCTTCGCATACGTCCTCGCTTTTGCCCAAGCCGTAGATTGGTGCCATGATGCCATCTGCTAATCCTTTCAATTGGTTATCTTGAATCTTCCAATACTCTAGTTCTTTGATGATCTCTTCAACGGTAAGGATGTCTCCAAGCGCATAGTGAGCATCGAGGAACTCTACGAACTGATTCCTGGCATACCTAACGCCATTCAAGAAGCCATCTGAATACACCGATGTCTTGAAGCTTTTGATTACTTTGTCCACCTTCTTTTGATTCACTTTAGATCCTCCTTGATTAGCTTTAGAGCGCTGTCTATTACCCAACAGCTTGAGTGTTCGCATGAGCCTTCGGTTGCATACTCGAAACAGATTTGCCCATCGAGCTCTCTAATGATTCGATTGCGTTCAATAGTTCTGCCCTCAGTGACACCTAGGTTGAAGCCAAGGATAGACAGCTCAGCGATTTGGTCTTTGTGCTTATCGACAATTCTCTCGAAGTCCATCATCTACTCCAATCAGCTTTTAGAAACAAGATTGAAGCTGCCAATGCCAACAGCCCTAGCGTCGGTTCAGCTATTGCAAAGCCTAGGATTGTGACCGATATAACAACGGTTAGTGCCATAGTTATTCTCATTATGTTTAGCAATTTGTTGCCTTTCTGTGTGTGGTATGTCAATTATGGGTATCAGCTAGAGGTTTATGTTATTTATCCGAGGTTTGTTATCAAATTGTTATTTGTAGACACCTCGAGCGATTAGCTCGCCTCGATGGTGAGTGCCACACTTAGCGCACTTGTATTTCCTGTATCTACTGGCTCCAGACATTTGTGAGCCATGCGGACGAACGTTGCTATCTCCACAGTTCTTGCAGGCTTCAGGTCTGCCCTCGCTTGCTCCAACGTGAGGATGATTCTTGATCCAAGGCAAGAGAATGTCGTAGAGATCCAGGAGAAGGTTTACATCCTGAATCTGGTATTCCTTCATCATCTTCCAGGCTTTAGGGATACCGGCCATGCAGTCTAGCCAGAGCTGAAACCCTGAGTGTTGCACCTTAGCTCCGACGCCTAGCTTTTGGGCTACGTAGTCGAGCTTGTTGCTCGGGAACTTGAATTGAGACCTAACCACTTTCATTAGATCTAGTTCTATCCATGGGCTAGGTGGTAAGTAGCCATTTTCTATAAACTCGCGCTTGATGTGCTTTGAGTCAAAGGCTGCGCTATTCCATCCAATTAGGACATCGGCTTCATCCATAACTCTATGTAATTCATCCAGCATCGCTTCTTTACCATGATGGTGAACTGACTTGAAGATTACCTTGTCGCTTCCAAGCCATCGAGCTCCCCAGCATAAGACTTCCGTAGAGCGCTCTATCTGTGTTATTGCTATGTTCTGATCCCAGAGTCCCCATACATGGGCCAAGTTCGGTGAGGTCTCTAGATCTAAAAATAGAATCTTCATAGCCTCAAACTAGGCCTCTGCGCTTGCGGTCTATCTCCGACACGCCCTGCGTTATAAAACTGTTATCAAACGGTGTCAGGCTAATTAGAACGCCTGGTTCATGTAGGTCGCTGTAGTTCTTTCGAGCGGTTAGATCTACAACGTAGCTGTCATCCTTTATGCAGCCTGATTGCGTGAGGCTGTCAAAAACTGCCCTGGTGAGTTTATCTAGATCGTAAGTCTGCGTTGCGTATTGCCTGGTGACGGTCTTGGGCCTTCGTAGCCAAAAGGTCAAAGACACCGAGACTGCTACATCGAATCGATTGTCGAACTCCATCATTTTGAGCTCGAGCATCTTCTTCATGTGCTCTCGCCAAGCTGGCAAGTCTTTGTTGGCTTCAACTAGGACTATGTGAGCTCCTCGATTGAATGCCTTCTTAGATCCCTGCGGTCTTGGGTCACCGGCAATAAACAACTCGAACATTAGAAGGGGTTGTTCTGCGGTATTCCTGGTGGTGGAGCCATGATGTTTATTACGTCTTCAATTGGGGTTGAGCTCTTAGGCTCTGCGTGCTTTACAACCTTGACTAGGCAGTTGTTGAGTGAGTGTTCAACTACCTGCTTGGTCTCTTGCCCTGGTTTGTTGTAAGTCCCGACCTTTGTGCCTAGCGATCCTTCGATGGATACTTCGTCATCCTTTTGGACGTTGCTGCCGTTGTCTAGCCAGGCTGTCCATAAGCGATTGCGTTGTTCGCCTTTGAAGTCGTAGCTCTCCCAGACCTTGAGTCTTGGATAACCTTCGTTTACTACCTCGGCTATTTTTCCATAGATAATTACTGTTGCCATTTCTGTGTTTTTCCTTTCTAGTGTTCTTTTAAGTTTAAGTTAATTATTAGTTAACTTTAAGGCGACATCTACGCCGTCCCGTGACGTCGTGGGTGTCACCCCGATGAGTCTTAAACGCCGTCCCGTTTTGCCTTTTCTGACGCCCCGTAGATTGTGACTCAAAGTGCCATCACAGCCTTGAGGACAGTCTAATGTGATCCAGTACCGATTAGTGATTCTGTCGAACCGATACCCGATTCCGTCATGTTGCGACATTTCAATTTCACCAAGCTCGACCAGCTTTAGTAGATTGCGTTGAACTTGTCTAACGGAGCACCCAGCTAATTTAGCCAGGCGAGTTTGTGATGGATAGCAGCCTTCTTCAGGATCATCTCCAATGTGCCATGCCAAAGCCGTCAGGACGGCCCGAGCTGTGCCGGTGCTATGAGAGTGATGCAAAACGGCTGATAAGGCTTCTAGGCTCATCCTGTGCCTTCCTAGGGCTATACTGTAAATGCCCATCGTGGTTGGGTGACGCCATAAGCGTCGGGCTGTGACTTTTCTGTGGGTCACAGCCCTTTCACTTTACTTGGCCTTTATAGAATCTGCTAAGCCTTTGATAGCTTCGAGAACATCGTTATCAACTTGTGATTTTAGAGCCGTGTTGTAAATGGTTCTCAGAGTCTCTAGATCTCCGTTGGCTGCAGCTTCAGAAGCTTCCTCAATGTAGTTCCGAGATTCCCTGGTTGCCTTGATCATCTCTTGCCTGCTTGGGCGATTTTTTGATGTGCTTAGTCCCAGGGTCGCAAGTCCGCGTCCGATCGCCGAACTGGCACAATTTTCTAGAAAACTTGCCCGGTTTATATGGCTTGAGCCTCTTGTCTCATGGGCCCAGTCAACTGAAGCAGGTCTAGGGTCTTCCCTGTCAGTAAAGATTGAAGCTTGAACTACAACTTCAGTCTCATTGATTAGTTTGATTTCGGTAATGATTCTTCCCTGTGGCCATGTTTTCCAAAACTTCTGAATACGGTCAGCAACGGTTTCGTAATTTGATAGATCGAATGCCATCTGTGTTTTCTCCTATTTGAACGTGATAAAAGGTTTAGCGTTTCTTGCTTGTAGAGCGATTACCTTCTCGCCCTGGTAGAGACCGTATTTGATTCCATTCATAAAAGCAAGCACCGCCGACTTCTGAGCTTTGAGCGCGTTGTCCCAGTATTCAGCCTGAGTCTTTGTGGCAGTCAAGTTAGACCAAAGCGATCCAAGTTCGATTTCGCCTTCTTGCAAGCCTTCTGATAACTCTCTGACAGCCTCGTAAGTAGAGTCGCTGCCGTCATAGTCTGGAGCCTTGTTTGAGGTTATAAAGCCATAGAAGGCTCGTACAGCCTCTTTTATGTCCTTCTGAAGGGAATCATCCCAAACGACCTCAAACTCCTTCCATTCGCCTCCTGCGACCGCTACGACGATTCCGCGCTCTAGACCTAGAACTTGAAGGTAATGTTGAACTTGAAGGTTATAGTGCTCGGGCAGCTCATCCCAGTATTGCCGGGTGAACTTGATCTCAAGAACTCCGAGCTTGCCATCGGCCCATTCAATAATGCCATCCGGGTTAGCTTTTAGAATTGGGTTAGCAACGCTCTGCCAGGTACCGGTTTCATGGACTGTTAGCCAGCCTTCGTTTTGCTCTCCGAATAAATTGCGAATAGGACCTTCAAAAGCTGTGCCAAGTTTCATCGGCATCGATGGTTCAATCTCATCGCTAAGTTGGCCGGTCTTCTCGGCCCAAAGCCGATAGGCAGACTTCCAGGGGTTCTTGTTCATTACTGAACCGATGTCTGAACCGCCAATGCCTTCGCGAGCAGCGTGCCATTCAGCTGACTGGTGGTCAAAGGTCCCCAGATACCTGCCGAAGCCTAAAGCTTCAATTTTCTGTGTGATTTCCATGGCCCGATCCTATTGACCGGGTGTGACATTATGGCTGAGGCTGGTCTTCTTTTGCAGTTTCATAAGCTTCTTGGACCGATGCGCCGATTCCAAATGCGTCATCGTTAGGGTCTAGTGATCTAACCAATGGGCCAAGGATTCCAGCGATAAGAGCTGAAGCTGTTATTGTTCCAGGGTCTTCGATGCCAGCTAAAACTAATGCTCCAACTGCTGCCAAGGCAGCTCGAAGGTAGCTCCATAGAGCCTTGCGTAAATGCGCCCAAGTTTCTGGTTTCATTATTTGTCCAATCTTGCTTTGATAAATGGAACTGGATCTAGATAGCCCTTGCCGTTTGCGTTCCAGACATAGAAGCGACCGGACTGAATCTCGAAGTGAAGGTGAGGCCCAGTGGATTCTCCGGTGTTGCCTGATTCTGCAACCAAGTCCCCCTGGCTAATCTTCTGGCCTTTGATTACGGCTATAGATCCCTTGCGGAGATGCATATAAGTTGCTGTGTAAAACTTTCCAGCATCCTTGAATTGAATCCTGACGATGTAGCCACCGCCAGCTGGTTCGCCATTCTTAAACTTTAGACTGCTAGGCCCAGCGTAAGTCACCTTGCCATCAGCTACAGCGAATAACTTACGACCAATTGCCGAAGCGTAATCTGTGCCGTTATGGTGCTTCCTGTAGCCCAAAATTGGATGTATTCGCCATCCAAAGTCGTAGGTAATTGTAGGAAGGGGTTTCTTGTAAGGCCAGATCACTATCTTACAATCGCCTGGTTTATCGTGAGGGCTCCATGAGCTGCAATCTTTACATCGCCAGTTGAAGCATTAGAGACCTGAATAGCGTAAACATAATTTGAGTCTCGAAGAAGAATTGTTTGCTCTGGTGTAAGGGTCAGCGTAATCACATAAGTCGAAGAGTTAATGGTTGGAGTTGCAGAGGTTATCAAAGGCCCAAAGGTTGATTTTCTAATTTGGGCTGTTGCTGTGTATCCCGTAAGGTTTACAACAGTTCCATTTGGATTCTCGTAAACAAAGTTTTTGACTAGCCTTGCACCGGCGTCAATCGTAAAGTTATTTGGCTCGCTCATTACATTCCTATCATGCTAATTATTAGACCAATTATTGCTACCAAGGCTGCGCTCAGTCCGGTATAGGCAATCTTTTCAATCCAGGCTAAACGTGCCAAGGTCAATTCCACTTCTCTAATTCTGTCAGGCACGTCATCCAGGTGATCTAGCTTTTGCAGAATCTTGATTAGGGTTTCTCCGTGCTCGAGCTGCTTTGCGTAGATTGCGTTTTGGGTAATCTTTACACCCGATGTTTCTTCCGCCATTACTTCTCAACTTTTGAGAAGTCTGCCAGCTCCCAGGTTGTTAGCTCTTCGTTCCAAAGGTAGGTAAAGCCGTCGGTTGGATAAGCTACTGGAGCCTTCCATTGAGAGTTCCTTTTATCTAGTTTCCAAGAAGCGAATGGCTGAGGCGCAACAAAAGAATCTAATGATTCGTCATAGCTATAGCCAATGCCGGCATAGTTTTTTCTAATTTTGCTGTTGTAGCTAGTGCGCTTACAAACCTGACCCCTAAAGTTTCCATACCAAGTCTCAGGATCTAAGCCTTCAATTAGTTCGGTTTCATCGATTCCGACAATGACTTCGGTAACAATGTTGTTTTCATCCAGGAATGCGTAGTGTGCCATTATGCCCAACTCACGTTTCCGCTACCGGCTGTTATTGATGTGACTTTGTTTGCGCCAACTGTTGAAGTAGATCCAGTTAGACCTGCGCCGATTGTGATTGTAAAAGCTGAAGGGTATCTAAGAATAACAATTCCGGAACCACCAGCTCCACCTGTAGCTGCGTTGGCGCTACCGCCTCCACCTCCACCGGTATTAGCAGTTCCAGCAACTCCTACAGCTCCGACTGAACCAGTCGATGTGCTTCCAGCTCCACCTCCGCCTGAACCACCGGTTCCAGCAACAGGACTTCCGCCACCCACGTAGGCAGAGCCACCACCACCACCAGCTCTAACAACCCCTGACCCTGTTATTGATGAAGTAAGTCCGTTACCTCCATTGCCACCGACTGAGCTGACTGCGTTGTTACCAACAGCTGTAGCTCCACCTCCACCACCTGCGGGGACGTTCCCAGATGCAAGGAAACCGCTTCCACCGGCTAGACCCTGATTAGCAGTTCCAGCTCCTCCGGGTTGAGCTCCACCGTTATAGCTTCCTCCACCACCAGAACCACCAGTAGACGCTGCAACTCCAACCTCACCGCCTCGACCTCCACCTGTGCTTGTTACCGTGGCAAAAGTTGAGTTAACCCCAGAAGTTGCTGATGCTCCACCTGCTCCGACTGTGACTGTGTAATTTGTTCCTAAATCTAAACTAAGAGGAGTTTCGGCTGCAGAGTTAGCTCCAGAGGATTCGCCCGATACTGAACATCGGTATCCACCAGCTCCACCTCCAGCACCAGCGAAGGTTTGTCCTCCACCAGCACCTCCGGCAATTACCAAATACTCGACGGCTACGGCTGCGCCTCCACCAGATCCTGCAAGTATTCCTAAAGGTATAAGCATTTTATTTAGCCTAGGTTTCCAATCAAGTAGTAAACCCCTGAGCCACCGAATACAACTGAAGCTCCTGCATATTGCTTAGCAGTCTTTACTTTGGCGTCTGCTGAAGATAGCGTCACTCCAGCTCCAGCAGCGAATGTAATCTGCCCGGCACCTGCCTGGATAAAGTCGATACGATCGCCCTGCTGTGTTAGCACGTTGTCGATTGTAATTGTGATAGCTGATCCGGTCGAGCGGATAGTAGTCCCAAGGTCAGCTGCAACTACTGAATAGTTGGCAGACTTGTCAGACCAGCCAGAAGGCTCATCGCCTAGATCTACCCAAGCTGTGCCTGAATAATACTGGAACCGATTGACATCCTCGAGCCAGGTAAGCATTCCCTCATTCGGGGTAGTGATAGCTGAAGCGCGAGCTGTTGAGTTTGAGAAGACCATAACCGACTGCCTCATTAGGTAATCGTTTAAATCTGAAGCTGGGAGTGTGCTTCCGTTAGAGAAGACTTTGAATGCCATTTAAGCTGCTTTCCATAGTTCGAGAGTTGTGAACCAGTTGTCTACATCGATGTCGTGGTTTACCTTGATGATAGTGTAGTATCCCACAATATTGAGCTGATCCTTAGTATAACTGACCCCAACCAGAGTTCCCGGTGTAAACACCGATGCTTCTGTTAGGTTTCCGAGCCTGTCTTTGGCCGGAGTGCTGACTTGACTAACTAACTTTGTAGGCGCTTGCTCGAAAACGGCAGTAGCCCAACGGTTTAGTTCGGTCGAATCGGTTGTATTGATTGCCACGTCGATGGCAGATTCTCCGTAGAGATCTATTGAGTCCTGGTCTCTTATGATTACAAAGGTTTCAGGATCAGAAGTCAAAGATACTTTGAGAGAGTTGTAAACAGCATCAGCGTCCGAGCTCACAACAATCTCTGATAAGCAAAGGTGATAAGGGCTTAGGGAATGGTCGTTGCCAATAATGTAAGTCGTTGCCGTTCCAGCTTCTTCTTGTGGTCGAGGAATTACGGTGAGTTGTTCTGTGTCTTGGTCTATCCAAACAACAGCCAGCCCCACAGAAATTGCGTCGTTAATTATGTCTGGAACTAAAACATTAGTTAGTGCAACAGAAGGAATCTTGCCTTCGACTGGGAGAGATTGGCTAGCCAAAGAAGTTCCGGTCTTGATTGCCAGAAGGTCAAAGACCTCATCGACAGTTGCGTAAGTTCCTCCTGGTAGACCTGTTGTATCCCAATCATCAATACGGAGGTTTACGATTGATTTGTAGATGTCAAAAGCTCTAATGCGAATAAGGTTTGGGCCCTGTGGGAAGTAAGTGACGTCGATGGTGTCGATATAGCCGACGAAAAGAACTCGATCTAGTTCTTCAGAATCAAGCCTTACTCTAATCTTTGTATTGGCCCTAATGTTCTGGTTTACCGTTGGGTCTAAGTCAAAGCTTTGAAGAATGAGATTAGCTGTTGCCGGCTCTGGCTGGAAGTAAATTGCGTCTGCGATGCTGCCTCCAAGGCTTAGCCCCACCTGAGAAGTTTCGCATCCAACCTGCTGCCACTTTAGCCCGGAGCTTGGAGCCAAAACATCCTCGCCACCGATAAGCGATTCGTTGATTACAAACTCACCGTAGCCACCTAAAACATCATCTCCACCCAAAAGGCTAATGCCTAGGATAAAGCTGTTGCCGTCTTCGTCGGGAAGTAAGAACTCGACTAAAAGGTTTGTCTCGATGTTAAAGTTTGGAATCATCGCGGTCTAAGTGCCGTTCCCGAAATTGAAGGAGCTCCTGTGCTCTTAGTTCCCTTGTTTACAGCATTGGCAATTTCCTTGGCTGTAACGTTGCCCTTATTTATGTTAATTGTGACGTTCTTTGAACCTGCGTTTTGACCAGGTGCTCCAGTAAAGCTAGGGATAGAAGTCAAGGTTGGAGTTGCCGGTGGGGTGTAGCCAGAGATTGAAACTAAACCAGTAGAGATTGTGTTTACCAAGTCAGAGAAGATTCTAAAGACTGGGAATGCGTTCTTAAAGCCTTGAACCATTAGATCTACGGTTTTTACGATTCCCTCAAGTAAGCCCGATACAACAACGAAGAAAGCAACAAACCCTTGAGCCTCTGGGCCTGCAGTAATGCCAAACAATTTACCAAGGGATGCGCCAAGGCTTCCAAAAGATTTGTTTAGAGATTCAAAAGCTTTTTGTACCGCTGGGCTGTTAAGTGCTTGATTTAGAACACTAAAGAAGTTTTGAACCTTTGGAAGTATATCGACTATTGCAACTGCAAAAGCTTCGACCAAAGGAACGATAAGAGTTCCAAGTGACTCTGAGATTTCGCCTAATGCGACGTTTAGCCTTTGGTAAGGATCTAGGTTGGCTGCCTTTTCGGCGCTTCCTGCAAATAGGCGCTCGAGCTCTGCTAGTGGGTCGCTGGCTCCCTTAATGGCCGGTGCAAGTCTTTCAAGAGCTCCGGTAGTTCCATCCGGCCCAACTGCGCGAGATAGCGCCTTGACAACAACATCCAGGCTCTTACCAGTTCCAGCTGAGACATCGAGCGCCAGGCTCATTAGCTTTGTAGATTTCTCTACGTCCCCAGTTGCTCGAGCAAGCTGTGCAAAGGCTGGCCTTAAGGTGTCATCAGCTACCGCTGCTTGAATTGACATCTTAGAGATGGCCTTTTCAACAGAGCTAATCTGAGCGTTGTTTGCGCCGGTTGTATTCTTTAGGGCTGTGGCTAAGAGGCCCTGGCTTTTAGTATCCTCAACAGCAGCCTTAGATGCTTGCTCAAGCTCCCTAGCTATAAATGCAAAAGATAGACCAACACCGATGGTTGCAAAAGCTTTTCCGATACCAGAGCTAATCTTCTTCGCAGCCGACTGCATTCCTGAGAGTTGCTTGTTAGCTCCTTGCGTGGCAGCCGTTAGCTTTTTGAACTCACCAAGGATTTCAACATTGAGTACTAAGCTCATCGATCAATACCATCTTCCAAAACTGTTAGGAAGGCTGCGAACTCTGTCATTGTCAGAGCTTTATACTCTGAAGGGCTAATGTTGAACGCCTGGCAAAACCTAGCCATTCTCTGAGCTGCGTGCTTCCTTATTCTTTTTTTGCTTCATCACCCTCGACCAAAGCTAATGCCTGGCTAAGTGTAAACTTGCTTGCTTCCTCGATCGTAAACTTGGGGTTATCCCTTTTCATTACGACCCAGATAAAGCTTTTTAGTGCCTTGCCTTTAGGCTTTCCGTTGCCAAAGGCGTTATCAATGCTTTCACCTGTTAGGTTCTCGATGATTTCAACTTCCTCGAGAGTCAGGCTTTCAAAGTCAAAGCTACTCATTCTGTGGGTATTCCTTTCGTGGATTTACTTGCTATTAGCTTATCTAAACTTCTGTAGTAGTTCTGGTAAACCTCGTCGCGCGTAATGCCTAAAGCCTTTACAAAGAATGGCTGAGGCTTGATGTTGCGCTTGAACCAACCCCAATGAATGGGGTTAGCGTAGGGAACTGACTTGTTGTTTCCAGCTGAGACTGACACTCGGTTTAAAGATTTAGAAACCCTAATGCTGTTGCGTAGGGCTCCAGATCTAACCGGTGCTAGAGCTCGAGCTTGACCAGCCACTAACTCACCGGCCTCAGAGCCGGCTGCCTTTATCTCAGCAGCCGGGACTCCGATAGCCTGAAGAGCCCTTATAGCCTGTTTGAGCCCTGCGACTTTTATGCCAGCAGGATCAGCCATAACTAAGCTGTTACGTCTACTGTGACACCGTAGAAGATGTCTGAAGCTGGGGTGTGAGGAGTGTTCTTCACGGTCAAGGTCACGCTAAATACTGCGGTCTCGTTGCTTACCAAAGCTAGTGGAGGAATCTGGTCGAATGTGACCACTCCGGTGTAGTGAGGTTCGCTTGCAGATGCAGTTGCGTTTCCGTTCGGAGCGATTGTGAAGTTAGCTGTTGAACCGAAGTTGTCCCATAGAACACGGTAAAGGCTTGCAGCATCTCCCGAAACGATTCCGTCTAGCTGAAGTGACCATTGGCCACCGACGCGAACTTCACAGAAGGTCTGAACGTCGCCAGGAGCGTCATCGAGGGTTAGCTGTACAAGGTTAGCGTCGCAAGCGTACTCGGTTGCGCCAAACTTGAAAAGGATGTTTTGTGCTTTGATTCTGGTTGAAGCCGGCATGGCTACCTTTCTAAATTGTTAAGTTGAGCTGGCAATAAATGTTTGCCGATAAAAACTCAGCATTGTTGGTCTGTAGGTTGTAAGGCTGATTCACAGAAGTAATTCGAACATAAGTCAAAGGCTCGATGGCATTCAAAGTATCTTCAATTAGCTGATCTAGATTCTCGGTTGCTTTTTTGTTGGTTGCGGTAGAAGCTACCAATACCAACTCGATGCCTAAACTCCATTCTCCAAACTGAGCTGTCTGAAGATAAGGCTGAGAAGCGTTCAGTAAAACAATTGGCGGAGTGATGCGTTCTGGAATATACTCCAGGACGTTCAGACCTGCATCAGTTAGCTCGAGCTTGAACTCGACCTTGGCTGCATTGATTTCACTCATACGCCGTAGCCCGTGTAAGGCATAAGTAGCGGATAAACAGCATTCAATGGATCTTTAGCAACCCTGATGGGTGCTCCATCAAGACTAGCAAACTGAGCAACTCCATTAGGAGCTGAGCGACGGTGGAAGAGTTCAGACGAAGCAATTAGAGTCGCTTGATCGTGAACTGACCCCGGAACAATCTTGGTTCCGATAAATCGGGTTACCAAGGCGTGTCCGGCAGTCAGGCATTCCTGTGGGAACTCAGTTTCCTCAGTTCCTACATACGCCTGAAACTCTGCCAACGTCACTGCCATTTTAGATTCCTACTAAACGATGTCTAGTTTGACCAAAGCGTCTGCGAATGGGATAGTAATCGCCATGTAGCCATAAACGCTGATTGAGTCGGTCAAGGTTGTAATGTCACCTGAGGAAAGTCTAACCGGTGCACCTGCAGACTCGAGAGTCTGAATTGCTGCGCTGTTAGCCATGTAGCCTAGGTTGGCTCCGAATGCTGGGTCTACAATAATTGGCAAACCGAATATCTGGCCGGCTAGACCTGGGATATTAGCTGATCCAATGTTGTTAACTCCTGGGCCATCTACTACGACGATTGGACGGCCATCTTCACCTGCTGCTTGTAGAAGCTTCTTGTAAGCGCCAGTTCCAACCATAATCGCCTCTGGGCGAAGTCCGGTCTCTGTAAAGATAAACGCTGATGCATCTGCGATTCCACCGATAAGCGCTTCGCTTGTTAGTGCTGATACATCGAATGTTTTACCTGCGTAGTTCTGGGCCTCAATTAGGTCTACTACTGCGTTGTTGGTTGTGTTCGCGTAAGCAATGGATAGAGCGCGAAGTGCGGTGTCTAGGTAGTTTACGGACGAACGCTCAATTGTCTGACGGCTCATTGAAGTGTATCCACCGTAGGTAATTACGTTAGCTGATACTGAATCAATGGTTAGGTTTCCAAAGGCGAGTTCTTCGTTCTCAGGGTTCTGAACGCCAACTGTAAGAGTGTTTGCAGATACCTGTGCATACTCAACGGTTAGACCGGCTGCTGGAAGAGCTGCGCGAGAGAATGCTGAGAGTGTTGGACGGTTGGTGTTGATTAGGTTATCAATGTATCCCAAGAAGCCTGGAAGGGCTACTGTGTCTGCTGAAGTTGAAGCAGCGCGGGCTAGGGCCTTTGCGTCTTCGTCTCCGTCTAGAAGAGCCTTAGCGAACTGACCCTGAGAGCGGAACTTGTGTGTTGCAGGTGTTGCGGTCTCGACTGATTTGCCCGCTTCAATGACTCGGCGCAGTTCTGCAACCTCATCCTGAACGGAGCGAACGTCAAGTTCAATGTTGTCTGACATTGTTTCACTTTCTGTTTCGATAGGAGTCTCATCAGCTAGCTCTGCTTCGCTGCGGACTTCGGTTATTTTTGCGCCTTCAAAGGCAGGGAACGGAACTACTGAAACCTCTTTGAGATCTACTAGCTCCCTAACAATCGTTTGGCCTTCTTTACGATCTACAACCGGAAAGAAACCAACCGAAAAG